GCACGCCACAACGAGACAGGCTACGTACGCCCCGCTGAGGATGTTTCAGAGTGGTGTGGACCTAAGACCCTCACCTTCTCCTACAAGACGCTCAGAGAGGCCCTGGAGGCCCCTGACAGGGCTAATGCGGAGGGGTTTGTGGTGTACTTTCCGGATCTCGACTACCGAATGAAGATCAAGCAGGATGATTACGTTGCTTTGCACCGTACGGTCACCAACTTGACACCGCGCCGGATCTGGGAGAACATGAAGAACGGCAAGACTCTGGAGGAGATTGCAGAGCTTGTTCCTGACGAGTGGCACGAGTGGCTGGATAATACCTACCGTTCGATCTGGTCGGTGACTCAGGCAGCTTACAAGCTCGTTACAGACGATTACAATTTCGTCATGTCCCAGGTTCCCAAGGATCATTCTCGTAAGGACCTGTCCTTTACCCTGGATATCCTAGGGATTGATAAGAAGGTATTCTTCGCTTTGTATGAGGGCAGGGACATTATGCCGCTCATGTGGGAGGTTTCTTATCCCAACGCGGAGTAATTACCGTCGGTAACTAACACCCCTTAGTGGCCTAGTGCTATCATCTAAGTAGAAATAGCCGCTAGGCCACTATTTTGAGACAACTTTGGGGTATTTAAACGGAAAATGTTTAGGGGTGGTCAGGGCTATTTGCCATTTGAACCCAACCCCAGAGTGAGTCGATATGACAGTACCGCCAGACTTCGATGCATGGTCAAGGGCTGTTCAAGTAGAGTTGGATGGCCTCAAAAGAGACGTACAGAATCGTCTTGACGACTTGGCCTCTCGTGTTAGTTCTTTTGTTTCTAATGCGGAATATAATGCGGATAAGAGATCCGTTGATCTTCAAATGACTAATGTCAAGGATAAGATTGACGACGCAGAAGCAGATGTCACAGTATTGAAAACAGATATGATCAAAGTAATTGACGATCTTAAACGTGACACTACTGCTGCACATACAAGACTGGAGCAGATGATTGTTAACGAGACTAATGCGAGACATCAGCAACAGAAAGAAGAAGCAGCCGCAAGGCAGTCTAATTTCCGTTGGATGATCTCAGCAGTCCTCATCCCAATCGTTCTGGCAGTCATGGATCTGATGCTAAACAAGAAGTAGACAACCTGATGCCCTGTAGTGTATGCTAACGTATGTACTACAGGGCATCACTATTATGGAGGACTAAATGAAGATCGGCTCTATTGGACAGCTTGAGGTATTTGCCAGGGCTGACCAGGAGGTTTACAATATTCTTACGGACCTGACGATCAGCCGCCGCAAGGTGGTAGAGCTTCTGTCTGATAAGAATATCGAAGTCTCAGAGAAGCTGGTACGTACATATCGCAACAAGATCAATGCTGCCTACAGTACCCTTTCTGAGGTTCTTGGCAAGATCATTGAGGATTCTGTAGAAGCACAAATGACTCCGCCTATTTTCAACAACATCAGCAACAACGAGGTGACCACCGCAATCTTTTCGGATAATGAAGTAGTTGCCTTCCCCATTAAGACTGGTAAGGTGCAGTCTGCAAAGACTACAATCATCATGCCGGATGTTCAGGCACCACTTCATGATGTGGCTCTGGTAAATAAGTTCATCGATTTCCTGGAGGATTTCCAGCCCGATGAGCTTGTTCAGGTTGGAGACTTCACTGATTCCACCGCAATTGGTCGTTGGGTTCGCGGGAAGCGCGGGGAGTTTGCCGGAGATCTACAGAGCGGTTTTGATATTACTCGGGCAATCTTCGAAGATATCCGTAGTGTGTTCGGTGGGCGATTCCGTATTGTTCGCTCCAATCACGATGATCGTCTTGAGATTTATATCGAAGGTTGTGCCCCTGGTCTACAGCTTCGCGATCTTACGATTGAGAAGCAGACCGGAATGGACGACAACGACATTGAGTTTGTTCGCGATGCACTTATTGAGGTAGTCAAGGATCAGCTCGTTGTCGGACATGGAGATGAGGGTTCCCTGTCTCCTCAGGCAGGCAAGACCGCCTTCGGTCTGGCCAAGAATAAGTTCGGTGTCAGTACCATCTGCGGGCACACTCACAGGGCTGGAGTGACCAGCGAAAGCTACGGCTACAACGGTCATATTACCTCTACGCTGACTGGCATGGAGGTTGGTCACTTTATGGATCTACAGCAGGCTGAGTACCTTCGCAAGAAGGGCGGAACTGCCAATTGGCAGCAGGCATTTGGTATTGTAGAGCAGATTCACGGTAAGACCTTCCAGCGTCTTATCATGGTTGACAACGGTGAATTCTACGTAGATGGAGAGCTTTACTAAATGACTTATGATCCCATGAGCATGCTCAAGGAATTCCACGATACTTTCTCTTCAAAGCAGCGCTATGACTCTCTTCAGGATAAGCTGGAGCGTCGATGGAATCTTATGGATGAAGAGTATAACGAAGTTTCGGATGCATTGGCATATCTGGAAAAGACCGATCTGGGCATGACTTCGAATACAGTATCAGAAGCCAAGGCCGAACTAGCCAAGGAGCTGGCAGATCTTTTGTACGTGGTTTACGGTACTGCGGAAGAACTGAATATTCCTCTGGAGCAGGTGTTCAAGGTAGTTCACGATTCAAATATGTCAAAGGTGTGGGATGATGGTACGGTGCATTACCGTACAGACGGTAAGGTTCTAAAGCCTCCGACCTACATTGCACCTGACATTAAGGCAGTATTGGATGCCATTAACACCTGAGCATGAAGAGATTTGGCAAGAAGAGACCTGGACTTTTCACAGTGGTAGTCACGTAGGCTACGAACCGCATGCTTACGTAGACTACTGTGTGTTCCAGGACGGCGAGCACTATCCCGGATATCACTGCCCGCATGGGGATGAAGACGATCCAGGATGGACAGTTCAACAGAAGTGACAGTATCCCGGTATCATTAGATATCGGGATATTTGTTTTTAGGAGAAATAATGGCGAGACAAAAAGCAACAAATAGAGTTCCGCCAGTAAGGGCGGGTAGAGGGAGAGCAGGATCTGCTTGGGATCGTATGTTCCTCGGAGACAACCGATACGGAAATGATGAGGATACAGTACCTCGCAGATCGTTCAGTCCTAATAGAGGCTCCTTCGGTGATGCGGAAGCCCTGGCGAGAGAATCACGTCTGGACACCGATCCCGACATTCTCAATGCCATACAAATGGCGGAGCATGGAAACGATCGTCCTCTCCTTCCTTACCAGCCGACTCCAACCATCAATCCCGGCCGTCCTAGAACTTTGGCAGCCGGTTACGACGATCGCACCCGCACATTGAGAATCAAATTCCGTGAGGGCGAGATATATGAGTACTACCAGGTTCCTCCTTCTGTGTGGTGGCAATTCCAGAGAGCGCAGTCACCTGGTCGCTACATTAACACCAAACTGAATAACTATCCGTATAAAAGAGGTTTAGAAATTTAAATGGGATTATCAAACGAAACCAAAGATATTGGCCGATTCTTCTGGCACCCAATAACGCTGAAGAAAAAGTCTCCGATCTTTCACACGTTCCCTACGCATGAGACCGACTATCCCTACAGATGGTCCAAGAGCCTCATAGCACGTCTCCCGTGGTCTTCTAGGGGGATCGTACTGGGATGGTGGAGATCGGCTGACAGAGACGAAGATGACGCCGTTCTGGCGAGTATGAGCGGCAGAGGCATGGACTACAAGGACTACTTGGAAGAGGCGATGGAAATATGAAAAAGCTAAGGTTTTCGCGAATCTCCCAAGTTGTTCCTTCTCTCATGCAAGAGCGTTTGCGGAAGAGATTCCGTTCGGTGCCTATAGACGAACTGATCCGTTGGGTGGACAACACGCATACCGCTTTCGGCCAGAATGTTCAGGAACTAAGAAAAAGCCTGGCACGGGATGATCCGCACCAGGCTGGAATTTATATGGAAGATATACGTAAAGGGGCAACTACTCTCCTAGCCGCTATGGATGCGCTGGAAGAACGCCTCAGTATCGATAAAACTGAATAGCTACACAGTATATGAAATATACGAATAGGGAGGCGAATACTGTATACAGTATCGCCTTTCCTGCGTTCCAGCACTTTGTAACGGTAGGATTGGTGTTGAACCAATGACCGAAACGGGTATTGTCCAGAAACGTTCCTATTATGTAGCCAATAAATCCGGCAGTGAAATTCTTTTGAAAATCGTTCATTATATTGCCTTTGTAGTAGAATGGAAGTACGTGAAACTTATTAGGAGAACAATATGATGATTGATGAAGTTGATTATGCGGATTTGGATGCCGAAGAGAGAGAGGCGTTAGCCAAGACATCTGTAGAACTTGATCCTCTATCTCAGGCGTTTGTCGATGCCTTGGTTGAGAGATTACTGAAGTTTGCGGATGAGTTGTCAGGTCACCCTCTTTACGGATACCAGCGTCCCTTTGCGGCACGTTTTATGGAATCCGTGATTATCAATGATGGTGCCACCATTACCGCCCTATTCGCTCGCCAGAGCGGAAAGACCGAAACAGTAGCCGCATCTGTCGCCACTCTTATGATTATGCTTCCCCGCCTTGCCAAGGTCGAACCGTTCAATGAATGGCTAGACCCCTTCAAGGAAGGTGTGTGGGTAGGAGCGTTCGCCCCTGTTGATGACATGGCCAAGACTTTGTTCTCCCGAATTGTCTCCATGCTTACTTCGGAGCGCGCTCAGGCAATCATGCTTGATCCTGCCATCGATGAAAGGATAAAGGGTCGTGGTGCAGAAATCAAGTTGGAGCGTTGCGGATCTCTAGTACGTAGACAGACTGCCCACCCAAGAGCGAGTATTGAAGGTAAGACTTACCACATTGCTCTGATTGACGAGTCTCAGGTTGCGGACCAGAAGGTTGTGGACAAGTCCATCTCCCCCATGCTTGCGTCCACCAACGGGACTCTGGTAATGACAGGCACTCCTTCTTATGAGAAGGGTGTTTTCTACAGAAATATTCAGCACAACAAGCGTAATGCTCTGAAGCGCGGCGCCAAAATCAATCATTTTGAAGCAGACTACAGAGAAGTCGGAAAGTGGAACAAGCGCTACGAAAAGCGTGTTGCCAAGGATATGCTTACCATGGGTAAGGATTCCGACGAATTCAAGCTTTCTTATCGCCTCATGTGGCTTCTGGAACAGGGAATGTTTACCACCTCAGAACGTCTTGACGAACTGGGGGACAAGACCATGAAGACCATTAAGGCTTATTATGAAACACCTATCATCGTAGGTATCGATCCCGCACGAAAGATTGACAGTACCATTGTTACTGCCACATTCGTAGATTGGAATCGACCGGATGAGTACGGCTACTACAATTGTCGTATCCTTAATTGGTTGGATCTACAGGGTATGGACTGGGAAAGCCAGTATCACCGTATTGTGGAGTTCGTTTCCAACTACAACGTGTGGGCAATCGGAGTTGACTCCGGAGGTATGGGAGACGTGATTATCGACCGTTTACGCGTACTGCTCCCACATGTCACTATAATTGATGTATCTTCCCAGCGCTCGGCTCAGTCTGATCGTTGGAAGTATCTGAGAGAGATGCTGGACCGAGGCAAGATCGGCTGGCCTTCCCATGCCTCTACCAGACAACTGAAGACCTACAGAAACTTCATTCAACAAATGGGCGATCTACAGGTCAAATTCGAAGGGCCGTATATGTTGGCCGAAGCACCTAAAGAAGTGAATGCCCACGATGACTACTGCGATTCCCTTGCTATAGCGTTGAGCATTATTCCCGAGAGTATTCACGAGTCTGTTGAGGTCAGCAACAATCCCTTCTACGATAGACGAAGAAGATAATCGTATATCATTAGACTAAGACCGGTCTTAAACAAAGGAAATATAAAATGGCATTTGGATACACGGAAGGATCTGGTGGCGGATTAGCCCCAGCCCCACGTTACCCTGAGCGTGACAGAGGTGCTGCCAAGTACGAAACAAAGGCGGCTACTAATGGTTCACGTCGTGGTCCTCTTCGTTTCGAAGAAGGTTTGGCCACAGATACTGATGTTCCAAGAGACTTCTCTACTGGAGTCATGAGCGGATACGAGACTGCTCCTGGGCGCCCTAACCACAACAAGGCTGTTTGGGTCAAGACCCCAGCAGAGACAATGCAAGCACGCGCCCACGTGGGTTCCGCTTCCTGGATTGATTCTGCTGACATGCTCGGTGAGTTCATGGGCGGAGTAAATGTCAATGCTAATTCTGCACGCAGATATGAGCAGATGAACAGAAGTGGTGGACGTTACGAGCGTCTTCACGGTGCGGTGGTAACTGACTGATGCAGTCAGAAGATCTATATAACCGCTTTACTTTTCATCCGGTTAAGAATCCGGAACAAGGAGAGCTGTACAGTTCCGTACGCGCCAAGGCTTATGAATTGGCACAGTACCTTGATTCTGTAGCTCCTGACAGCCGTGAATTATCCCTGGCTATTACTGCCTTGGAGGAAGCGGTGTTCTGGACCAATGCAGCTATAGCAAGACATGGAGAAGACTGATGAGTATTCATCTTGAAAATTTTGAAGCAACCCTTGCTTCTTTAAGAGAAAAGGCTGAGGGTGATGCGCTTGAGGTATTGCGCTATGTCGAAGCCGCTTCTCAGCACATGAGAAATTCTCACGTAGAAACACT